CCTCGGATGATCCTCGTCACGTCAATAATGGCGGTGGCGCGGGTGGGCAGGCGCCGATGAACATCCGTAACATTGTAGCCTTCGATCCATCTGATGTGCTATCCATGGGCCTAGGCACAAAGGTAGGAGAGCGCACGCTCATCAACTTCCTGCGTGAGAATAAGACATCTGTTAACTCGGCGCTTGGATAATGAAGCTCTGGCCTTTCGAACCGAACTGGAAAAACTCGGTCAACGTGACGATCAGTTATTTGACTGAAATCATCACGTCCAGGGCCGGTCGTGAGCAGCGTACAGCATGGCGTAAGACACCTCGCCGACAAGTCGAGTTCCGAGTGACGTTGGATAGTGACGGCCAACGTCAACTGCATCGTTTCCTGAGTTCGGAAATGGGCAAGATGACTACGATGCGCGATCCGGTACGGCGCGTTGCTGCAATCGGAACAGCGCTAAGTGGCTCGACCAGTTTGACGGTGTCGCGCGTTCCTACATGGCTACAGGCCGGTATCACACTCGTTTTGCCGCATGGTCAGTGGACGACGGTAACAGCGATTACAGGCACTGTCCTTACATTGACAGACGCACTTACCGCAGACGTGGCAGCGGGCGCGCTTGTATACCTAGGTGTGCAAGGCCAACTTGAAAGTTTGATGCGTGTCAGTTCGCAAACGAACGGCGTTGCTGAGTTGCAATTCACTTTTAACATCGATCCAGGCAGCGAGCCACGCGATGATGGATATTACAATGCGATTCATTTCGAGAATCGAGAACTTCTGATTGACCGCCCCAACTGGTCGAACCCTGTCGAGTCGCAATATTCTCAAACATATGAACAACTGGATTTTGATGCTGGTCGCATTCTGACCTATACGCCAATTGCATTTGGAAGTTACCTTCGCACGTCTACATTCCTACGACAGACCGATACGCAGATTGAAGGGATTCAAAAGTTTGTACGGCGCCAGCGAGGGCGTGCTCACGAGTTTCTGATGCCGACATGGATTCCAGATTTTAAGGTATTGTCTGGAATTAACGAAGGTGGTCAGAATATTTTAGTTGATGGTATTGAAACATACAATCAATTTGTACGCGATCCGTTGCATAAATATATCGTTGTAATTACAGATGATGGTCGTTTTATTCCGCGACGAATTATTAATATTTTCAATGTAGATGGTACACAATCGCAAATTCGTGTAACGCCATTGTGGCCGACGACTCTGTCTCAAAATCAGATCGAGATGGTATGTTGGCTGTACGTCTCGCGCTTTGCGACCGACGACCTGACCATGGAATGGATTACAGATCAGTCGGCGCAAACGACATTGTCAATCCAGGCGCTCGAAGCGCTACCGTCTGAAATTACAATTCCACCATACGACGAGGCGGCGCAATGGGTTCTTGATAATTGGGGACTTGGCGCTCTGGGCTTTCTTGACCAGTTGGATTGGATTGTTAACGTTCGCTACCCGGAAATCACGCAAATGTTTATGGGCATTGCACCAGATTCCTTCGATGGTGCGGAAGAATGGGTTCTCACGACTTGGGGAACAGGCATCCTTCCATACTTTGACACATTCGACGTAATTGTGAACGTCGATTATCCAGAGGCGACAAATGGCCTTCAGTTCCTTTGAGGAAAGCCGATACCTCGGTGCACCTGATACGCTCTACCTGTTTTCATACCGAACGCAGAAGTTTTCCTATGCGGATGGTGATAGCACAATCGTTGTCAACCATGGTTCGCCTCTTGGAACAATTGCATATACGCCAATTCCGATCAATCGTAGCGCCATCTCTGCATCTGGTACGCTCGACAAGGCCAATATGACCTTGGAACTGCCGCTCGATACGGACGTAACGGAACTTTTTCGCGTCTATCCTCCGAGCGATATCGTCTATCTCACTATTTACCAGGGTCATTCCGATGATCCAGACTATGAATTTCTGAGTGTATGGAGCGGTCGTGTACTGAGTTGCCAGCGTGACCAGGACCGATCTAAGTTGACATGCGAACCTATCAGCACCTCATTGCGTCGCCCTGGCTTGCGTCGGCGTTACCAGTATGGGTGCCCTCATGCGCTCTACGGCGATCAGTGTCGCGCTAGCAAAGCCTCCTACACGGTGTCTTCCACGGCAGGAACCGTCAATCGAGCGACGTTGACCTTGCCAAGCGGCTGGAATGGCTCATTTGCGAAGGCTCGTTTCGTGGACGGGGTTATTGAATGGGGCAGCGGTTCTACTGCAGAAATTCGTACAATTCGACAGGTCAATGAGGGGACTAACACGCTGACGGTCGGTGGCATTTTGTCGACATTGACCGCTGGAACAGCAGTAACTCTCAGCCTGGGTTGCAACCATGTGATGGACGGATGTCGATACCTCAACAACATCCAGAACTTCGGAGGGCAACCCTGGATTCCTCGTAAGAACCCACATGGTAATGCAAATAACTTCTATTGAGGTGACATATGGACCCGTGGCTTATTTCACTTCTGGTTGGTCTGGTTCTTAATGTCGTCAGTTATCTCCTGTTGCCAAAGCCTAAGCAGAACAAGCCTGAATCGGCTCGCAACATGGACGACCCTACTGCTGAAGCTGGTCGCGAAATCCCGGTTGTCTTCGGAACTATGACGGTACAATCGCTTAATGTGCTATGGTACGGTGACAAAACCATGCTCACATATAAGGTCAACGCCTGATGCGCATCTATTGCACTGACATCATTCGGGCCGGCTACTGCGGAACCGGAATGCGCCGCTGGTTTGAGCGATACGGCTTGGACTTTCGAGCCTTCCTTAAAGATGGTATCGATGAGGAAGTTCTAGCTGCCACGGGCGATGCCATGGCGCTGCGCGTAATCGAGGTCAAGCATAATGGGTAAGGGTTCTAGCTCCAAGATGGAGGTCGTCGATTATCGCATGTCGCTGCACTACGGCATCTGCCATGGTGTAGCTGATAAGTTGCTGGCGATCTATTACGGCGAGAAGTTGGCGTGGCACGGCGATATTGCGGACAACACGCAGTTCTCCATTAACAAGCCAGGACTCTTTGGCGGCGTCAAGAAGGAAGGCGGCGCAGTCGGCAGTGTCCATTACCTAAATGGTAACGATACGCAGGTTGCACCTACGTCGCTCGCGAGTCGCGTTAACCTGACGCCCGAAACGTGTCCAGCCTATCGCGGGATTGCCAGCATTTTCATGTTCGGAAATTCGCCTGGGAATCCATATAAGGGCTTCTTGCTGAGTTCCAATAATCCCTACTTGAAATCCATGTGGGCGAAAGTTACTCGGGTTCCAAAGGTGTTCGATCCCGAACTTTGTTCCATCGAAGGTAACGCATATGACGTGGTGCGTGGAGTCGGTAATGTCATCACGGTCAACGGCGTCACGAAAACCCTGACGACCGGCATTGCTGAGTTCGTAAACGGCTGCTCGGTCATGACCAGCGGCCAGACAACCATGGTTAACGGCACGGACATTATCGTCGATCCTACAGGAGATACCGACTCGGTCAAGATTAACGGTGTTGAATACGATTTCGTAGGTGGAGTTGTCTCTTTGCCAGAAGTCAAGATCACATTGACTGGCTTCTACAGTGAGGGCGGTGTGGAAATGGCGACCTACAAAATCGTCATGACGCCTGTAACAGATGCTAATCCTGCCGCGATCATCTATGAGTGCATGACCAATACCGTATGGGGCATGGGTACCTCTCCCGCAGCTATCGACTTCGCGTCGTTCACTGATGCGGCGACAACTCTCCTGGCAGAGAAGTTCGGTATGTCACTAATGTGGTCCAAGCAATCGACCACAGAGGCATTCATTTCAGAAATCCTCGATCACATCCAAGGCACGATCTTCGTCAATCAGCGTACCGGCCTTATCACGCTCAAACTCATTCGCGATGACTACAATATTGAAGACCTGATTGTGCTCGATCCGAGCAATTGTACGGTTACGTCGTTTGATCGCAAGGGCTGGGGTGAGACGATCAATGAGATTGTCGTAACTTGGACTAATCCACTAAATGAACAAGAAGAGACTGTCACCGCTCAAGACCTAGCAAATATTACAATCCAGGGAGGTGTAATTTCCGATGCGCGTAACTATTATGGTGTGCGTAATGCTGCGCTAGCAATGACTTTAGCTATGCGTGATCTTGCTACGGCATCGGCGCCGCTAGCAGCTTTTGAGCTTGAGGTCAACCGCAAGGGTTGGACACTTGCCCCTGGTAGTTGTGCGCTGTTAAATTATCCAGAGTATGGCATTGAGAATCTTGTATTGCGTCTTAGCAATATCGATTACGGCAAGCGCAAGGATAAAACCATAAAAATCAATGCCATGGAGGATATTTTCTCGCTTCCTGCCGGATCGTTTACGCCACCGCCTGACACACAATGGCAAGATCCGTCGCGCGCTCCGACCGTTCTTGATCCGGCACGAGTGATTACGGCACCGGCTTACTTTGTCAGTGCGACACTGACGAGCGCTGAAGTTGATTCGATGAACTATCCTGACGTGGTCGCGGCATTGCTAACAGGCACAAACAACCCGGATTGCTTCCAATACGATCTGCTGAGCCCTGTAACTGATGCAACTGGCGGCAGTGCATGGCAGAACCGTGGAACGCTGCCAGTGCTCGGCAGCGGCACACTGACAGTAGCTCTACCATGGGAAGCGACTACGATTGTTCCCGCACCGACTTCCATCGGAGGCTCGACTTATGCCCAGGTGGGAAATTTCATGATTATTGGTGATGTGGACGAAGATAAGCACGAAATCGCGCTCATTGCCGCATCGTCTGGTGGCAACCTGACACTCAAGCGCGGCGTCCTTGACACTGTTCCGCACGCATGGCCTATCGGAACGAAGGTATGGTTTGTCAATGGCGACACTCCATTTTTGGACACCAGCACATTCCGCAGTGACGCTGAGACGGTGGAGTACAAATTCCTGTCGCGCACCTCTATTGGTCAACTGGATGAAGCGACAGCGCCTATCGAGTCGGCTACGATGTCGGGGCGTCCATACCTGCCTAATCGTCCGGCCAATGTGAAATTCAACAGCCAAGGCTTTACATCTTCGGTCGATATCACAACACATGATACGTCGAGTTATGCAGTGACATGGTCGAATCGTAATCGCACCATGGAGGACACGATTGCCTTGGCCTGGGATGATGCAACTGTCCTGCCTGAAGATGGTCAAACGACTTCAATCCGACTATTCACTACAACTGGCACGATTATTGCAACTATCACCGGATTAACTGGTACGAGTTATACCTTGCCGGTTAGTGCGTTTGGTGGACATAGTACCGTCGATGCACAACTGCTCTCGGTGCGGGATGGGTACGAGTCGTTGCAAGGTCACAAGATGCGACTGCACTATGTCCCTGGTGGTTTCATGGATGGTGTTGCACCGTCGCTCTATATGAATTTCGTTGATGATGTGTACCAAATTGAAGACACTATCACCACGGCGAACGCATTGCTAACACGTACCGGCGGGCAGAAGCGAGTCCAGGCGGAAGATGGAACATGGTCGTGGTGTCCTTCGAATACGCTTGCATTCTGCTATTCGAGCGGCCGACGTCGGCTCATTGCCGAAGGGGCATCAACTAATTTGTGGATTGGCTCGGCGGCGCCTACAACTGCACAGAATTTTACAGTAACTGCTCAAAGCTATGCGGTGTCATTTATCGGAACCGGTAGCGTAACGGCATCCGGAACAGGTAGTTTCACAAAGACCGGCACAGGTACGAATGCGCGAGTTACCCAGGTTTTCACTCCTACTGAGGGAACACTTACACTTACTCCTTCCGGTGATGTACGTGAAATTCAATTAGAAGCCAATGTGATATCTACTAGTTATATTGTAACTACATCTAGCACAGCAACACGAACTTCTGATATATATACTTTATCAAATATAGCATCTTCTTTGTTTTCTATTTCTGGACCTAATACAATTGTTATGCGAGGTGGATTTGGTCGTCCAAGTTCTGGAAACAATACTTATTTAGCAGGAGATACAACTATATTACGTTCAGGTGGATCTGGCGCAGTTGTATTTGAAGGTTCAATAAATTTTACATTACGTGAAACTGTACTAAACATTGGTACAACTAATTCTGGAATTGTATTCGGATGGAATGGTTCTAGCAGAATTGGAAGTGTTAATAGTTCTACACCGCGTACTCATACTAGTTCTATAATTGCAAATTTAAGCACAGTTTATTTAGGATCTTCAACTGGTTTCAACTCAAGAACTCGCACAGAACTAGATGAGATTATAAACTATCCAATTCTCGGAAGCAGTTCGCAGGTCCAAGCCTATGCGCACATATACACACCTTAAACGGTTGATAATGAGATCAGAAAAAGCTATAAGTTCCGTGGTTCAATCTCTAGCGCACGGGTACCCCTAATGGCCACTTACGCTTACGCCTCATTGGAGGCCGAATATACGTCCAAATGGGGAAATATGGTCATCACGCCCGCTCGCGTGTCCACCATCGACACCATGGCTCGCAAGATCATTGCTGGCAAGCAGCGCTACAAGGCTGTACAGAGTGATACCGGCGTGCCCTGGGCCTTCATCGGCGTGCTGCACTCGCGCGAGTCGTCCTGCGACTTTGCCGGTGTGCTTCACAACGGCGAAAAGATCATCGGCAAGGGTAAGAAGACCAAGCTGGTGCCTGCCGGTCGTGGGCCGTTCTCAACCTGGGAACAGGCGGCTATCGACGCCCTCGAAATCAAGGGCTATAAGCGCGGTTCTCCCGAGTGGTCGATTCCGCGATGCCTCTATGAGGGCGAGCGCTTCAATGGCTTTGGCTATCGCAATCGCGGCGTTCCGAGCGCCTACCTGTGGAGTTTCTCCAATCAGTACAGCAAGGGTAAGTACATCGCTGATGGTGTGTGGTCGTCCACAGCCGTCGACCAGCAGATGGGCATCGCGCCTCTGATGAGTCGCCTTCTGGCGCTCGACGTGGATGTGTGGTTTGGCGGTCGCACTATTATGGAGGAACCTGCCCAGCCTGATGATGAGACGCTTGAGTTGCAGCGCACTCTCAACGATCTGGACTACAACCTAACGCTGACCGGCATCTATGATGATGCGACTCGCACGGCCGTCAAGACTTTCCAGACGAAGAGCGGGCTGAAGGCCGACGGTCTCGCCGGCCCGCTGACCAATGCAAAGCTGGTGGAGGCCCTTCGTGCAAAGATCGTGCTTGAGGCGCAGACCAAACTTGCATCGCTCGGCTACAACCCTGGCCCGCTTGACGGCATCATGGGCAAGCGCACTCGATCTGCCATTGGTTCGTTTCAGGCGCGCTCTGGCTTGCCTCAGACTGGCGAACTCGACGAAGTAACCCTTACCGCGCTGGAGGCATGA